TCTATGGTCTCTATGCGCAATAAAGTGGTCTCCTGCTTGATTATAGAGTAAATGATTAACTTCGCCGTGTTTTCTATCGTGTGATATATCAAAATTATATCCACTAACAAAGTTGTACTCATCTACTATCTTCATCAGTCTATCCCAATATGGAAACTTAACTTGATGTTTACGCCAAGTATTTCTTATGTTAGGATTATATCCACTGTGTCTAGTTCCTGCTCGTAAAAACTCTTGGTCTTTATTTATTGTCCTAAAATATTTAATTTCATCATCAGATAAAAAGTTAGGCACACATAAACAATAATCACTATCCTTGTGTACTGACCATTTCAGTTTCATTTTGTAACTCTCCGTTCAGTTGTAGTGAGATAGCGTGTGCCCATCTGACATCTTCACAAAGAATACTATCTATAACATCTATTTCCATCTGTTTTGCTATTTCTAACCTCTGGTTTCCACTATATGCTAGGACTAATTTCCTTGGGTCATACTCGCATAGTAAATCTTTGATGACTCCTCTACTTGCCATCTCATAATTGTGTTCTGTATTTGGTAGGAGAATGATAGGATTTATCATTCCGTTAGATTCTAAGTCTGCTGAGAGTTCAGCGAATCCTTTTAGATGTTCTCTTTCTTTGACATGAGGAGCGATGATATCCGTTGCCACGCCTGTTACAGCGTAGTCTGCTTTGGTCAACTCTTCGCCAAGAAGGAAAGCACTAACTATCCTTGTTTGACTCTGCAGTATTCTTGTCAATCTCCTCCCTTGCTAATTGTCTAATTGTTTCTAATAATCGAGGGTAACTTTCGAACTTCTCTATATCCTTCGCTGGGTGAGCAATCTGCTCTAGTTCGTCAACCCTTTCTTCTAATTCTTCTAACCACTCTTCATTTTCTTCAAAGCGTGCTTGTGCTGGTTCATGCTTTTCAAACCAGTCTGAATGTTGTTGCATAACTCGCCGCCATTGCAACATATCCCAAAACTTTCCTAACATTATGTTTGTCTCAGAAACTTTTCAAATACTTCTGCTTGTGGTTTATATTTAATTGGCACTCTTATATCTATAACAACTCTTGGTTTCTGTCCTGAGTTTCTATCTGCTACCCAAGTATTGCCGTCCATTGCTCCGTAAAGACAAGTCCAATTAATATTATTTACTGTATCTTGCTGGTCTTCTACATGAAGTTTTCTACCATTTCTTACCATAGTAGTAAATCCTTTGTCACAGTTGTATATAAATCTAAAACAATGTGATGGATTATAACTTCCATTATACCAACCACAGAATCCTCTTCTTGGTTTGTATACTGCTATCGTATCATAATACCACATATCTGTTTCTGCTCCAGGAATGTGCATTTTAATCGAACCTAGCACTGCTCCTTTTCTAGTTGCAAAGTCTGGTAACTGTCTTGTTAATTGTGTATGTGTTCCTTTCTGTGACCAAGGCAAGGACTTAAACTGTCTGTATGTATAGTCACTATAATTAAAAGTTAATGGGCCACCGTTGTGACTGTCTGTTCCTTTTAATAACCTTCTCAAAGATGCAAATGTGCAGTCTGGGTCAGGTGTATCTTGAAAAGTATGGGGACAAGCAAGTAATGCCTGTGCCAATCCATCTAACTTTTCAATCATTAGAATATTACTTATTGGTATTGCTTTCATTTGATAAATCCGCTGTGGTAACCTCTCGGTAATATACTACCACATCTTTGAGTTCTGTAATGTATCTTTTCAACTCTTGCATATTGTATGCCATAATTTCATAATCTGGTATGGTCATTGCAAGAAATACCAACTCTCCCTCTTGTGCTTCTATAACTGCAAACTGTTCTTCATAGTTCTCTGGTGTTATGGTTAACCATCTGACTTCTTTTAAATCTATTTCACGAGGCATGATAGGTTGAACTATCTGCCTTTCCATTGGTTTTGCTACTACTTCTATCTGTTTAGTTGGAATTAGGCTGCAACTGGAGCCCATCATCAAGGTCATCAACAACAACGCTGAGTTTCTCGATGTCTTCCATAATGTGTTTTGTACCATTATTTATTTTCCTCTGCATATCTACTGGGTCACCCATTATTTTTGCACTTAATTCATAGTTTCTTATAAACTCCGAATATCTATTAAGTTCTCTTTGGGCTGCCTGACTTTTCTTCGTCATATCATTCAACTGCTGTGTTTGCAGTGTAAAATCATTTTTCATTGTATCCATTGCTTCTTGTTGGGTAGCGATTGCTCCCTCTAATGCTAGATTGTTTGCTTTGAGTGTAACATTTTCTTGGTATAACCAATATCCACCCAGTCCTAAAATCAAAATGATTCCTATTAAAAATTGATTCATAATTGTTCTATCCTGTAATTAAGTCCATCTGCTCCACGAATTTCTACTAATTCATCATCATCAGTTATGAACTTCAAATACTTCTCCTGTTTCTTATGAAACTTCTTGACGATATATTCTTTATCGTCTGCGTCTCCCCAAGTCTGATTATAACTTACTAACAGTTTATAACGAGGGAAGATGTAATACTTAATACTTAAGTATAAATCTATAAAAAATTGTTTTACAATCTCCCATAATTTTTTAAAAAATTCTTTTACTCTTTCCATTCCTTGCCCATGAAAAGATTTGCTTCTGCTTGTCGTCTACGAGTAAGTCCTTCTAGAACTTTACCACCTGCTTTATTCCATCTCATCATCTGTGCAGGTACTTCTTCATACTGACCAGCGTTTAATACTTTTAACATTGTAGACGCATTTAGGTTTCCTCCACCTAAATTATATACCCAACTTACTAGGGCATCAAACTGGTCTTGATTGATTGGTGCTGTTACGCTATTGTTGATATAACCTTCATACTCTTCCATCTCTACTTCGAGCATGTGGTCTGCGTGTGATTCACTCCATTCATCTCCTGGCTGCACATCTTTGGTATGTCCATACCCGATTGTCCATACACCAGCAGGGCACTTATATGCTTTTAGCACTAAGCCCTCGAAGTGTTTAATTAATTGTAATCCATTGTTTGAAATCTTCATCTGTTTCTCCTGTAAGAAGTGAGGGAGCATTGCACTCCCACACCCCAACATAGTATATAGTCTATATAATAGGTTCAAGTGCCAACAATATAAACCCTCCACAAAGACATAGCATCGTTAACGATACTATATTGTCGAGGTCGTGCTGTGTGAACTCTACTTTATTAACTTCAATACTTTGTCTCATTTTTCTAACCCATGCGGTCATTATTCAATCTCCAATTTTTTCCTCTTAGAGTTCGGAGTTCTAGACAAAGCAATTGTTAATAGTCCATCTTGTAGATTTACTGCATCTACTTGTAAGTCGCCATTAAGAATAAATCTTCGTTCAAAAGACTTTAGACTTAATCCTTGATGAACAAAATGCTCATCTCCGACTAGTTTCTGTTCTTTTTTACCCTTTAACTGAAGTTCTTCGCCATCTATGATGACCTCCAGTTCATTTTTCTTCCAACCTGGCAGTGCAATCTCAATACGATAATTGCCTCCACTTTCGATTATGTTATATCTGGGATAACTACTTTCTGTATAAGTCGGTAGAAATTCCCTATCCATACCAAGCCAAAATTTACTAATATCAATCGTCATTTTTTATTTCCTCCAAATTACTCTTTACGATATAATTATACTTTGCCTTTCGGTCAAAGCGCTTAAATAAGTTTTATTACTTATTTGATTATATTATAACAAATTTGGGGGATAAAGTCAAGAACTATTTTCAATCATCTAGTTCTATAATGCCTTTTTCCTGCAAATAATCGATGGTGTGCGATATGCCAAGATGTCTACCTGCTTGATAACTCATACTTACGGCAATAATTAAAAATATTAAATATGCTAAATCGTTTTCGTTCATGCTATTTTCCTATATGTTTTATATCTCCCTTAGGGATAACTTGGTATGCGCCCTTGTTATACGCAGGTGCTACCGTGTACTGTTTCGATGCTTCTACTTTCCAACTGTTATCTACTGGTGGTTTATATTTACCAATAGGGGCAGAAGGTATTTTCGAAGTCTTACTTTTCTTGGAGACGGATACGGGATTCGAACCCGTGTTGCCACCGTGAAAGGGTGGTGTCCTCGACCGACTAGACGAATCCGTCTTTCTTGTCTTTCTTTTAATCTTGCGACCATGTCGGTCATAATTTAAACTACCTTTAATAATCATACATATATTATAGCAAAATTTTTACCATCTGTCAAGAACTATTTAACACTACCTAAAAATAGTTCTTGACATCAGGTCAAAAATCGGATATAATATATTATATGAAAAAATTAGTAATAAAAACAGGACTATGGATTTACGAGTGCTGGGCTCTAATAATGGACGCCAGATATAATCCTTTGAAATACATACCAGACCCAAGTCTGCAAACTTACTTCATGCTAGTATTATTTACCATGTGGTCAGTTTACTTTGGGTTTTTTGCTACTTTCTATATGGGTTGGTTAGGGTATAATACAATAACTAGTCTTATAGTTCATTTCGCAGTTTTAATACCACTTGCTATGACTTATGCAATCTTCAAAGATGCAGAAAGAGATGGTGCAAGATGGTTAAAAAATGCGTATGACGACAGAAGAAAAAGCAAACTCTTTCCAAGAAAACCTAACAAAGTTACTTGGGATTTAGACAAGGAAGCATGAAGTTTTATATAATAACAATAGTAGTCGTAATGTTCTCACTTATATCATGGACATACTCAAACTTAGAATACAAGGGTTATGAGAGAGTCCATGGTTGCACTGGCGAATGTTACGAGCAATATGTAGCAGAGTTTGGTACTCCATCACAGATAGAACAAAGAAAACAAGCAGTGAACGCCACTGATGAATTCTCGTCTATTCGTGGATTATGGGCAGGTTGTGCTGCATGTCACGGACAACAAGGAGAAGGTCTAGCAACTTTCCCTATGTTAGCAGGACAGACTAAGGACTATATAACTGACCGACTAACTACTTACAAGAATAGAGGTCAAGTTGGAACTATGTCTAGCACTATGTGGGCACAAGCAGGTATGCTTACCGAACAAGAAATACAACTAATAGGAGAATTTATTGAGAAAGAACTATAAACACTGGTCAGACGCACAACTTCGATACTTGAAGAAATACTATAATCGTATACCTATCGAAGACATTGCCGAACAGGTAGAAAAGACTCCTGCAAATATTCGTTCAAAAGTGTACTACATGAGGAGACGGGGGTGGACTTTCCATAATGCCTAGTATCGAATGTAGAACAATGCCGTTTGAAAAAGCACTTCGTATCTTTCGAAAGAAATGCGAGAAAGCGAATGTGGTCGGAGAAGTAAGAGAACGACAATACTACGAAAAACCGACCTCCAAAAGGAAAAGAAAGAAGTCCATAGCAGTTCGAAAACAAAAAAAGTTGCACAATGAAATGATGCTTCCAACACAAAGACGACCAGCGTGGCAAACACCGAAGGTCAAAAGCAAGCGTCGGAGATAAGACTACGATAAAAACAATCACCTACTCAAGTTCAGAAAAAATTTTTTTATTTTCGACACGAGTTCCAACCCACGAAACCATACTGCTAAGAAAAATATTCCTTGCATTATGATAAAAAGTATGATAAAATATATCTATAAATTTTGATAGTAATCAAAACAAATCACCGACTAGACTCGTTATCCTAAATTTGGGAATCGACTGTGTGAAGCGTAAGCGGGAACACAGGAGTCCCTAACCAAAGGATAAGATTAGAGTCTTAATTGTGTTAACATAATCAATATGTTGAAAGGTCTAATAACCTTGATAATTCTAAAACACAATATATTCCTCAATAACCAACTGAACTACAAATCCCTCTCAAATTACTGGAACTTCCTCCAATTCAAATTAAGTCGTAAAATAAAAAACCCCACATAAAGTGAGGTAATTTATACGAGAGAGGTGGAAAGTTATCTCAATTTCTTCTCGTTA